CAGGCACATTATTCTGGCAAGAGTATCAAGGTATGCAAGGTTCTATCTCTGCACTACAATCACAAGCACACGATAAGACTCCAGCATACGATGATGCACCTATGTCTGGTAGAGTCACTGCAAACTCTGAGGCTATCATAGGTATGGGTGAAAGATTAAAGTCCGTAGAATCGAATATTTCGAGACTTGAGAGGGATATAGATAAAGCAGAGAATAAGTTTGATAATAGAAATGTTAACCCGTTAAGTCTGTAATGCCAGTATATAAGTGTCCTAAAGGTTATAAGATAGGTAAAACAGGTAAGTGTATATATAAGACTAAGATGGCAGCTAATAAAGCATATGCAGGTTACTTAGCTAGTAAAAGGAGAAAATAGTGACTTATAGAGAAATTATAAATAGTGTATTGCTTAGGCTAAGAGAAGATACTATTGCTTCTGATTGGTCTGGGGATATACGGACGTCTACTCTTACACCTTATCAAAAACTTATAGGTGAATTAGTTAATGATGCTAAAAAGAATGTAGAGAGCTACCACGACTGGAATGCGTTACGAGAAACTTTTAATGTACGTCTTAGAGATGGTAATATGCAGTATACATTAGGTGATGCTATTAGAGGTTCTGGTGTATCCTTTAAAGTACTAGACGTAAGAAATAAAACTACAGGTACACAATTAGAGCAAGTTCATAATGACTGGATTAATGATAGAATGTTTCCCACATCTAAAGTTAAGACTGGTGAGCCGACTACATATGCATTCAATGGTATCTCACAAGCTGCAGTAGGTAGAGAACCAGATTTTAATATTGATTTCTATCCCATACCAGACTCTACTTCAGCTAATCAAGTTATAGCGGTAAATATCGTAGGTGCTCAAGATGATTTAAATGAAGCTTCTGAAGTATTAAGAGTTCCATCTCAGCCAGTTATTTTAGGTGCTTGGGCCAGAGCTATTGCTGAGAGAGGTGAAGATGGAGGAACACAATACAGTGCTGTAGCTGCAGAAGCTAGAGATTCTTTAGTTCAGGCAGTACAATTAGATGCTGGTAACTTTGAATATGAGAGAGACTGGTACTATGTTGCAAGGTAAAGCACTACAAGCTAGACTATTAGACCGAATTGGTCTTAATGGATTAGATACTCAGACTACGCCTACTTCGTTAAATCCCGAATGGTTGACGAAGGCTGATAATATTGTCTATACGGAAGGTAACAGAATAACATTCAGAAAAGGACTATCTCAAAAGACAGCTGCTGAAGGAAATGGTAATCATATAGGTGCTCTATACGAGAATAGACAGACAGATACAGTTTATTGTGCTGCTGGTACGTATATGTATGAAGTAGATTTTTCTGACCCTAACAATGCATTTACGAATTCATTTAATACTGGTGCTAGTGATGACGATTGGCAGTTCGCTGAAATTGAAGATGGTTTAATTGCTGTACAGACAGGTGAAGAACCTCTGATATTAGATAGTGTTGGTTGGGCAATTATGTCTGGTGTAACAGGATTTTCTGCTCCAGCAGGTGTTACTACATTTGACCCTTCTACTGCATTAGGTGAGTACGGAAGATTATGGGCAGGAGGAGTTAGTGAGAGTAATACTGTCTTATATTATAGTGAATTCGAAGAGCCAGTAAAATTTAATAATGGTGATGCTGGATATATAGACCTTAAATATGTTTGGGGTAATGACGAAATTGTAGCTATTAATTCATTCGGTGGTAAATTAGTTATCTTCGGTAAACAAAATATAGCTATTTACAACAATCCTTGGGATGTTACTGCGTTAGAGTTACAAGAGGTTATTAAAGGTATAGGTGCTGTATTTAGAGATTCTATTCAAGCTATTGGTGATGATATATATTTCTTATCAGATACTGGCGTTCGAAGCTTGACAAGAACAGCAGAATATGATAAACTACCATTAAGGGAAATTTCTGTAACTGTAAAAGATGAAATTATCTCTAATACTCAAAATAGTCAGAATGTAAAATCAGTTTATGCTTTAGACAGCGGTCTCTATATTCTATCCTTTGTGGACCTCAATGTTACCTACGTATTTGATTTGACGTATATGACGCCGAGACAGACACCTAGAGTAACTAAGTGGAGATTTGAAGGAGATAGAGAACCTATTTCTTTAGCTTATTCTAGAAACTACGGTTTACTATTTGGTGAAGAAGATGGTCATATCTGTCATTATGATGGTTATTTTGAAGTAACTTATGATGGGACCTCATATACCAATACTCCATTTACAGGTTCTTTTTCTACAGTATGGTTAGATTTAGGTGATGGTTTCGTATCTTCTATCTTGAAGAAACTAATACTAGTAGTATCTGGTGGTAGTGGAACTGATGTAGGTATTAAAGCTTTTAAAGACTTTGAACTTTCACCTTCTACACAACAAACTTTTAAAGTTAATCCTAGTTTAGGTGGAGCTGAATATAAATGGGGACAATCAAGTTCATTATATGGTGCAGCTAAATATGCTCCTATACACGGACTGAAAGAAGTAGGCATTCCTTTATATGGAGATGCTAAATATTTAAGATTTGAGATGGATGGTGTTACTAATGGTTATAGAACAGCATTACAATCATTAACATTGTTTTATAAGAAAGGAAAAATGTACTAATGTCAAACTATACTATACAAGTTAATTGGGCTGGTAAGGATGCACTTCCAGATTCAGACCCAGGAAAGGTAATTTCTGGTGATGATTTTAATACAGAATTTACGTCTGTTAGAACTGCACTTAATTCTAAGGCTGATTTAAACGGTGATGCAGCAGAGAACTTTACTTGTAACGATTTAACAGTAACTAATAATGCTACTGTCGACGGTGAGAATATTGTTACAGTCGGTGAGCCACAAACATTTACTAAAGCTCATCCTACAGCTGCGGAAGATATATCTATGACTGCAGACCAAACAGCTAATTTGCTTAATTCTAACGTCTTTACAGTAACTGTAACTGCTAGTGGATATCAATTAGATACTTCTAATCAGACTGCAGGTGTTACGGCTAAATTTATTATTGATAATCCAGATTCAAATGCTTTGTCGTTCGGTAGTGAATTCTTTTTCGTAGGAGAGAGTGGAACTATTACAGTTAATCAAGGCGGCTTTACATTACTAGATTGTGTTTCAGACGGCACTACTATGTACTGTACTACAAAGAATGCGAGCTTTGCATAATAAGGAGAACTAAATGGCTTTCTTTTCTTCCAATTTAGCACTTACAGAAGAATCTAGCAATCCTAAAATAAGTAGGATTTATGAGCCAAGCACAGGCGGACAGCCTTTAGGCGATGTCTCTATTTCTGATAATCCTCTACAACAACTAGCCAACGCATTATCTGGCGGAGGAGTAAGTGCTGGTTATTCAGATTTAGGTAATCCGTATATTCCAGAGTTACCTTCAGGACCAGCTCCAATAGCACCACTACCAGGACAACCATATAATCCTACTGACCCTACTCAACCTACACCTACACAACCTATACAATCTAACGTAAGTGACGGAGGAGGCGTAGCTGCTTCAATGTTTAGTGGAGTCGGAGGCTCTGCAGCACAACCTACTTCTGCAGACGTAGCGAGTTATCTAGAGAATAGAAATGCATATCAGTTTGCAGGTGGATTATTTGGAGGTTTACTTGGTGGCCCAATAGGAGCTAATTTAGTTCAAGCTGGAATGGATTATAATTATGGTCTAAATACTACTGGTCTTGGTCCTACATTTACTTCTAGATATACACAATTAGGTGGTCCTGGTTCTAGTGGAGAATACACTGGTGGAGTTATGACTCCTTCTGAACAAAGAGATATGTTAATTCAACAGATTGCTTTTAGTGAGCCTAATGCAGCAAATAGAGGTTTCTTCAGTAGTTTATTTGGAGACCCAGAATTAACTTACGACCCAGAGATGGATTTAACTAATGTTCCTTGGCAAGAGTTTCAACCAATGACTCAGGAACAATTACAAGCTTTAGGATGGGCACCTACTACAGTTGAATCAGTTGTATCTCAAGCACCTGCTCCAGTAGATATTAGTTCTCAATGGGAGACTACTCCTGGTTCAGAACAATCTCAGATGCTAGCTGAACAAGAAGCAGGAATGGATACTACAACTGCTGGTGGATATACTTGGTCTGATAGTGATTGGGGTTCTGTAGCAGAAGCACAAGAAGATACTGGTATAGGCACATCTGAATGGGATTCTAGTGCAGAAGGATTTAGTTGGGATGATAGTGGAGACAGTGGTGACTCTGGTGGAGGTGATTCTGGAGGTGGTGGCTCTTATATTGCTACTGCAGCTACTCAAGCATTAGGTGAAGAAGGTCTTAAAGTATTTGAAGATTGGAGAGACTATATGTTTAAGGTTTTACCTACGTTTAAATCTTCATTTGGAAGATACAGAGCTACAGCACCTAAGATTGTAGCAGAGATTGATAATAAAGATAATTCTAAGAATATCTATAGTTGGATTTGGGATATGCACCTTAAACCAATATTTGATATGATTAAAGAAGATAAAGATAGTAAGAAAGCACTAAAAGACTATAAGGTTATGGTCAGAGAATTAAGCAATAAATTTCTAAGTAAGGAGAAATAAGATGAGTTGGTTTGATACAGCTATAAGTTGGGCAACAGATTTTATAACTGAGGATATTCCTCAATTTGCTACTGAGACACTTCCAGGATTATTTAGTCCTGAAGCTGCATATGAAGTTGTAGATGGAGTAGGAGTCTGGGGTACAGAACAACCTAAAAGTCTATTTGCAGAATATGGTGTTCCTCTACTTAAAGATTTAGGGAGAGGTTATCTACAAGATGTACAAGCTGAAAGATATCAAGATTTTATCGATTCACAAAACGAAGAACGTAGAAAGTTAGCTGAGATGTATTCTAGAATCTATGCTCAAGATAGAGTAGCAGCTGAAACAGCTAGAGAAAGAAAAAGACTGACATCTCAGATGGACCCATACATTCAAAGAGGTGGACAAAGATTAGAATCAGGTTTAAAAAGAAGAGGTCTAAAAGATTCATCTATTGCTGATTGGGAGAACTTCCAAAGAAATCAATACATAAATAAGCTGATGTCGGATATCGATTATAGAGCAGGTCAAAATGTATATTCTGCTTTAGAAAAAGAAGCTGATATAGAAGAAATTAAGAGTGGTTTAATGCAACCTACTGAAGCTCAGATGAGTCCTAGATACATTGCTGCTGCAACATACAATCCGTGGGAAGCAGCTGCAGCTAGATACTTTTTAGGTTAGGAGAAAATAATGGCAGGTTTATTCGGAAATGAAATGACACCAAAAGAGATTGAAGCACAAGTAACTCAACCTCAATTTATGAGAAGTAGGGCTCAATTTGAGCAAGGCTTAGAAGAGACAGGGAGAAACGTATTTGACCCTTTAATTGAACAAGCTACTGGCTATGTCTCTCCTGCTAAACAGTTACGTGATATAGCTGCTAAAGCTGATTTAAACGATGAATCATCTATTAGAGCTACTTTTAATGAATTACTGCAGAGAGACCCTAGGAGTGCTGCACAGTGGATTAAATCTATTGAGCCATTAATAGATAAGAATAAACTTACTGGAGCTAACGAGCCACCTAGAATTACTGAATTAAAACAAATAGGCCAACTACAATTTGGTTGTGATGTAACTAAAGATAGAGAATGTTTTGAGAAAGCACTTCAATCTTACAAAGAAACTAAGAGAGCAGGTGCAGAAGAACAAGCCGATGCTCAATACTCAACAGACCAAGCTAAATCGTTCGGGGAATTAGCTAACGAAATTAGCGGTAGAGCTGATACAGCTGAAAGTGAATTAATTACAGCAAATCAAAGTTTAGCTATCTTAAATGAGGGAGGTGTATATTTTGGACCAGGAGCTGACTTAGTTAATTACGCTAAAGGTATCGCTGGTATTTTAGGAGATACTAAATCAGCTATCGATGCTGCTAATGCACAACAATTCGTAGTAAATAGTATGAAGTCTGTTATGAAATGGATTGCTGGAACTAAAGGTGCTATTTCAGATAAAGAAATGAAGTATTTTGCTGATGCCGCTCCATCATTAAGTAAGACTAAAGAAGGTAATAGATTGATGTTAGATACTATCGTTAAATTATCTAATCTAGAACTTGCTATTGAAGATGAATTCGGAAGATGGAGAGAAGATATAGAAGCAACAGGTAAACGACCTACAGTAACTCAATGGAAGAGACATCTAAGACAATGGAAGCAAGAAAATGGTTTAGATAGTGTTGCTCTCTGGAATCAAGCTAAAGAAATTATAGGTAAAACACAGAACTCTGCTACGAGTAAAACTAGTTTTAAAGTTGGTGATTTTTCAATTCAAGTAAGCGAGGATTAATTATGCCTACATATATACTTACAGACAATAGATATGGTAGAAAATTAAAGGTTACTGGAAATAGGCCTCCTACTACTGAAGAACAAGAAAAATTCTTTAACGAAGCTTTTAATGATGATTTAGTCTACGACAATCTAATAAGAGATGAAAAGTATCTTAAAGATATTAGAGACTCTTATAAGAAAAGAGAAGGTGAATCATTTAAAGGTACTAATCAAGAACTAGTAGAACAAGAGTTTGAATATTGGAACTTAGTAGACAATAATCTTGCTTACGGAGCTAAGAAAGCTTTTGATTTCTCTAACTTAGATAAAGAAGATAAACAGAGGATGTTACGTCTCTATGATGTCTACGATAGAACTCAGGCATTCGGAGAAGGTTCTAGGTCTTTCTGGGAACAATTTAAAGGTGTTGGTAAGGCTGCTCTTACTGACCCTACAAACTATTTAGGTGGTGCTGGTATTCTATATAAATTAGGTGCTAAAGGAACAGCTAAAGGTTTAGGTAAAAAAGTCATAGAAAAAGCATTATTTCCTATAGCTGCTGGTGCATCTTGGGCTAGTATCGCTAACGTAGAGAAACAAGCTAGAGAAAAATCATTAGAAGGTAGAGCAGCGTTTGATTTCGGTGAGACTGCTGATGCAGCCCTTACTGGTGCTGTTGTTGGCCCATTAGCTCCTTTTGCTACTAAAAAAGCAGGACAGCTGACAGAAGGCTTAATTAAAACTGTGGCTTCCCTTCCTACGAAAGAAACTAGACGTAAAGGTAAAGAATCTTTAGTAAGAACTTTAGGTGGTCAGACTACTGCACAGAGAGGCGTAATTAAAGAATTAGAAGATGAAATAGGAGGAGGTGATACTGGTTTAGCTACATCTAGTCTATTTAATATGTTAGGTACTAAACGTAATAACATCAAAAAACAATTTAGAGATAGATATGCTCAAGTAGGTGAATTCTCTAAATTAACTGTTGATGATATTAATAACTTAGTGGTTAAATTAGAAGAGAAAAATGCTGCAATTCCAGCTGTCAAACAAACACTTAAATTATTAGAAGAAGGAAAAACTACACCTACAAAAGCTCTAAAAGCTCTGAGACAAGATTTCGGTAATGCTGAATATCAAAGTTATTTTGGTAAAGGCGAAATGGCTGGTTGGACTGACGAATATAAAAAAGATGTAGTTAAAGATGTTAGAGACTTGTGGAGAAATAAAGCCATAGAGAGTGGTCAACGAGATGCTCTTGCTTTAGATGCTAACTATTCTAGGTGGTTAAATTTCTCTAAAAGAAACAATAAGATGTTTAACAAGTTAGAAGATGAAACAGCAATCAATAATCTTATTAATGGTCTTACTAACAACCCTAAGACATCTAATGCTAACTTTAAAGCATTAACTCAAGCTATCGCTAAAATTAAAGATTTTACTGACGACCCTACGCTGCAAAGAGAAGGTAGAAAACAAGTTATTGAAGCAGTAAAAGGTAGTCTATTTGAAAAGAATGGTGATAGATTAAGAAAGTTCTTATTAGACCCTCAAGGTGTAAGAACACTTAAGAATATTTTCCCTGAGATAGATGGTAAGAAACTAGATGATTTCTCTACTATTATGAAGAATGCAGAAGGAAGTACGTCGGTAGGCTTATGGTTAGCTCGTTTCTTTGCTACTGCTTTAGGTTGGAAAGGAACTGGAGGTGCTGTCCCTGGTGCTATTAGTAGTGCTGTAGCATTAAAGAGTTTAGATACAGCTCTTAGTTCAGAAACTTTTCGTAAGATGGCTATGAATGCTTATAAGAAGGGTGAAGTAAAAGAACCAGTGGTAAATGGTATGATTAAATGGATACAGAATAATACACCACTTAAATCTAAAGAAGGCCTAGAAGCCTTAAGAAAACAATTAGTTGGTACTGCTACTATTGTCGGTGGTAAGACTTACTTAGAATCTGATAATGAACAAGTAAATGAAGGAGAATATTAATGGCTGACAATAACGTATTTGGACCAGGAGCTGAAGTTGCATCACAAGGTTTTATGTTACAAGAAATGGAGAAAAGAGTCCCGCAGGAATTTAGAGCGATGGCACAAGGAATGTCTCCAGAACAAAAACTAGATTTTTACGGTAAAGTATTACGTTCTATAGAAGGCAGTAAAAGAGCTGAAGGTGAATTAGATATTTTAGGTTCTATAGCAGATAGTATAGGTGGTATCAAGAAAGCTACTCAACAGTTCGGTAAAGATATGAATCAAATACAAGCTGGTCCTCAATATCAATTTATGCAGCACTTAGGTAAACCTGTAGGTGGTAAGATGCAAGATTTAGGTTCTGCTTTCAAAGGAATGTTTACAGGAGAGTAATATGGGAATGTTTGGGGATGCTGGACAAGCAGTAGATGATTTCTTCGGTGATTTATTTACCTCAGAACCACAAGAGTGGGAAAGAGCAGGATATGAAAATTATGAATCTTGGTGGGAAGACCAAAAACCAGATATTCTACGTTTTCAATCTCCAATATATCCTGGTGGATTTGATAGGCAAGGTTATGAAGAAGCTTATTATGATTGGATGTCTCAAAGACCTAATCAGAGTTTCAGTCAGTGACTTGTCTTTTTCTCTAAGGTTATCATAGCATCATCTATATGTAGATAACCTACTTCTTTATCTACCCATTCTTTCCAATTAAAATCTGTTTGAGCTGGAAGTTTTCGAGTCTCCCAATTAAAGTCATAATCTTCGTGTTCTTCCATTCCTATAGGGTCAAACAAATATAACATATCTCCACCTTCGGTAGGCATCGTAACTGCATACATAAACTCAAAACCATTATCTTTGGCGTATTTTTTATTCCAATCATATTTAGGTTTTTCAATTATCGTATCATCATAGTGTTTTCTACGACACTTTATCTCTAACATTATTCCGTTATCAGCATCAAAAGCATCGTAGCGTGAAAACTTCTCATCCATACGTACAAAGTTGTAGTGGCCTACATTAAGTAGCTTTATTACGTCATCCTCAGTCATCATCCTCGTCCTTCTTAAATCTATCCTCACTAGCATAATTCCACAATTCATATTGATAGTGGTCACCAGTGTTTCCATTCTGACCTATTATATCTATTCTCTCCTCATCCCAGTCGTCTCCGACTAGTTTTTGGTAGTACGTTTCGAGAGCAGTTGTTTTAATTCTTTCGACAAGCTTTTCGTACTTCTGCTCCGCTTCGATTCGTTTCTCTTTCTCTTTTTCATATTTCTGGACCCAAGAGATATACGAATTCTTTTGAAGTTCACGCCACGAGTCCACTACTGATACCTCTTATACCAAACTCTACGACCATTCTTTCTTATGTCGATTGTCTTACAGTATTCAGTAGCACCTCTCTTCTCTGCTGCCATAACATACATATAACAAGACCAGACATCTTTACATACAAAAGTACCACCGCCTTCTACTCCATCATTCTTTACTACATCCATAGTAATTAACTCTGGTGCAGGAAATTGATAGATGCTTGGTTTACCCCAATCGTGAGAAGCATTAGCTGCTCCCCACATAAGTAATAATCCTAATAAACTACGACGCATATCTTCCTCCAAATCTCATAGGTATTTCTTTACCTGTATCATCAACAATAAGTACCTCAGTATATTCTACTACTTCAGCATCTTTACCTTTACCTGTTTGTGTTCTCACAACTTGTACATCTTTGACAGTATATTTAGTTTTATCTACCATCCCCATTCTCCTTTCATACCAGCAGCACTATAATCTGTAACAGTGCCCTCAAAAAAATTCTTAAAGCTATCACCTGCAATAATCCATTCTACCCAAGGTAGGGGATTCTCCTTTACACCATAGTTAGCTTTAAGTCCTAGTTGTATTAGTCTTCTATCCGCCAAGTGCCTGATATAATCTTTGACTTCGCCTTTCTCCAGACCCTCGACGCTTCCCATTTTATACGCCAAATCGATAACCTTGTCTTCCAGTGAGACAGCAGTTCTAACCATTTCATATATTTCCCTCTTCAATTCATCCGTTACCACTCTTGGATGTTCATTACAAAATTGTCTAAATAATCTAGACATCCCTTCTACGTGCATACTTTCATCACGTATAGACCACTCAACTACCTCACACATACCCTTCATCTTACCGAAGCGTTGGTAGTTTAGCAGCATAGCAAATGCAGAGAACAAAGACATACCTTCGTTGACACAAGTTTGAGCTAACGCTTTAGCCAAGCCGTGTAACGTAACTACATCATTCTCTTGCATAAATTCAATCTTGTCTTTCATCTGTTTGTATTCTAAGAATGCTGAATACTCACTATCATCAAAACCTAACGTATCATTAAGTAATGCGTAGGCACGTTGATGTGTACCTTCTCTATTAGCGAAAGACATAATCATATTACGTATCTCGTGATTACGAAACTTAGGTAAGAAGTTATCACAATAGTTCTGAGCTACTTGCACATCCGACTGTGTAAATAGACGTAGGATTTGAGTTATGTGATTCTTTTCCTCAGCATTGATATCACCTCGTTTCCATTGGTCAACGTCCTCTTGTAGTTTAACTTCCCATATACCCCAATGAATCTTCTCGTGCTCTTCAGCGATTTCCATTGCCCACTGATGATTAAATGGTTTATATGTTCTTGCTTCATCTAATACTCCTACTTCATTCATCTTCTTCCTCTATTCCGTTAAGTTGGTCTGCCATATCCATCATACAAGGTAGACAAAATTCACATAATGTGACTGGAAGAATTCCGAAGTATCCTTGTAGACCTCCAGCTTCTTCATCATACTCACATCCACATATAGAACATTTCGTAGGATGCTCTAACCCTGACAACTTAGACATTCGTCGGCCTCCTCTTTAAATGTTTCTAATTTTATTCTCTCTACTTTCTTACCTATCTGTTCAGCAGTAGCACCACTGTTAGTACGTAAGTAATAAAGACCTTTAAGTTTCTTGGCCCAAGCAGCTAGATGTACTTTATTCACATACGCCTTGTCGCTGCCAGCAGGGAAGAATAGATTGACTGATTGTCCTTGACATATCATCGGTTGTCTAGTTGCAGCGTGTTCTACGACCCACAACTGGTCCAGCTCAAATGCAGTCTTAAATACATCTTTCTCCCAATCAGTAAGATAATCTAAGTGTTGTACACTACCTTCGTGATGAATAATATCAGACCATTGCTCTTTCAACCAATCTTTCTCGAAACCTAATCTTAATCTATGTTCATTAAGAACTCTAGCTAGATGTCTGTTTTTAACTAGATGAGACCCAACCCTAGTCCTATGGGTATAAGCATTAGACTTAATAGGCTCAATACTAGCACTAGTCCCACAGATAATAGAGCTGTTAGCATTAGGGGCAATAGCAAGTAGATGGCTATTCCTTCTGTTACTTCCTTTACCGTCTGGGTATTCTCCACGTACTTTAGCCAATCTTTCAGTAGCTTCAACTGCTTGCTCCTTAATTAAGTTAAACATCTTAATGTTCTGTCCTGTAGCTTGTGCTGACTCCCAGGGAATATTCTTCGATTGTAGGTACGAATGAAAGCCCATAGCACCCAGCCCTAGGCTACGCTCCTGATATGCCGATAATTTGGCTCTCCAGAGTTCTGAAGGGGCATTATCTATGAACTGTGTTAAGACGTTATCTAACATCTCAATTAAGTCTGATACAAGTTCTGTCCCTTTCCATTGGTCAAACTGTTCCAAATTGAGGGAGGATAAGCAACATACTGCCGTCCTATTCTCATCTGTGGGAAGATGTATCTCATTACAGAGATTGCTTCCCTTAATTGTAAGTCCGTGGGCTTGTAACTCTTTTGGTAATTGTCTATTTGCTTCATCTATAAAATTAAGGTAAGGTTCACCAGTTCTGAATCGTACTTCTAACAGTCTTTGCCATAAGTCTCTCGCAGGTATCGTATCACGGACTTCACCGTTACTAGGGTCACGTAAACTCCAAGGCTTATTATCAACAACGCAATCCATAAAGGCGTCAGTAATATTGACAGCGTTATTAATGTTAAAACACTTGCGATTAGTATCCCCTCCAGTAGGTACTCGTAAGTTGATGAATTCAATGATGTCTGGATGCGAGATATCAGTGTACGCAGCATAGCTCCCTTTCCTTGTCTTTCCTTGTTTATAAGCAGTCATTGCTGAATCTGCTACTTTAATAAAAGGTATTGGCCCAGGAGCTTTATCGCTCACAGGTCTAACGTCACCCCAGTGACCGCCAACACCACCACCTTTAACACTTAACCAAGCTAACTCAGATTGATGTTGTATGAGACCGTTAAGGTCGTCAGGAACATAACTAAGAAAGCAAGAAATAGGTAGTCCTTTGACTTCTTCTCCTGGCATCGGAGCGTTAGACAATATAGGACTACTGAACATAAACCACCCATTACTAACAGCATCATATAACCTCTGTGCTAATTCTAAATCATTATTACTATAAGCAACACAGGCTCTAGCGTATGCTTCCTGTGGTGATTTCTCTTTACCTCTAAGATAGTAATTTGTTACAAGCTCTCTGGCTTGTTCAGACATCTTCTTGTCTCTCTTCCTATCTATAGTGATTCCTAAATAATTACTCTTCATCTTCTAATTCGTCTATCTTAATATTAATCATAGTCTGGCCATCTTCTTCATACGTAGTATATTTAAGTCTACCACTGTTATGCATCTGAATGCCATCTAAGATTCCTTTTCCGTATTGCTGCTCGCCGTACCACCAAGAAGCCGCACCACCTGCAGCACATAAAGCTGCAATTAAAAGCATTACTAAATCAATACTCATCTATATCCTCCCCAAATTGTTCTCTATTTCTAATTAATTTATCTTCAAAGTTGTCTAACAAATCTCTTACTGATATCTCTAGGATATCGCAGATAAGACATTCGTCGTATCCTTGATTCTCAATCTTGTCTTTAAGTTCCTCAAGTGTTAGCATCTATTAGTCTCTCCAAATACCACTGTGCCTTCTTTAAGTCCTCAAGACCATTCTTGTACTTATATCTAGACACATACTTAATAATGTTTCCCTCTAAGTAGCTAAACTTCTGGTCCAAGATAAAGTCGATAACTTCAATATTACCTTGTTTGTAATGCTGCGGATTTATCGCTTTGTTCTCGTCCATTGTTTTAGCTCCTTAATTTGTTTAGTGCTGAATATCTTTATGTCGTATTTAGCACACCATTGTCTGTATGTAGTCTTACCACCTTTCCTAGTTCTCTTCTCTGGGTCTGGCATCAGAAATATAAGATGTTTATTCTCGAACTTTAATTGTTCAGCTATAGCTCTATATTTCTGAGTATCTCCAGCCCTGAAGAAACCTTTGACTTCTATATAATAATCCCCAAAGACAAAGTCAGGTGTGTAGTTACGTCTAACAGTGTAAGCAATTCTATTAGGTTCATATTTCCATTGTCTCCCTAGTAAGTCGTGACATTCTTTCTCAAGTTTACTACGATATTTTATTGCCATCTTTATCTACCTCTATGACGTTAGGTGTGTAAACAGTCTCGACTAAGTATCTTGGACCATTAGAGTACAAGAAAGTTCTTAGTTCTGGGTAGCAGTGATGTTTATATTGACAATAACTACATCCTACACCTAATTTCATATTACCACTTTTACCGTCAGGCTCTGGCTTGTAACATCTTTCAGGTGGCTCTTCTTGTTCGACTACCTTCTTGATATGTTTGATTCTATCTTCAATACTGAAGAAGTTTAGTTTAGTCCATTGACTAGACGTCTCATCATCCATATCATATTTTAGTAGAGTAAGATGTCCGTTAGTCTTATCCATAGCTAACCAACCGAATTGTCTCTCGCCTTCAGCGTGAGCATAACCTTTGATTTGGTCTATGTATCCAAATGGGTCATCATCTATAAGTGAACCATCTTTAAACTTACGGAAGCCGTAGCTGGATGTAGATTTGACATCTACTAATAGACCATCTATCTTACAGTCCATAGAGCCTCTAATCTCATCTACTTCTACTTGTTTCTGTTCGTCTGTGACTGTATGGCCTGAGAGTTTTACCAATGCTAGGACCATCTCTTCAATTAAATGTCCATACAGAAATTTGATTTTAGTGTGAGGGAGCAGGGGTTCTCCCTCGTAACCTTTATAATTATACCATAGTTGTCTATCCTTTTTACCGATATTTGACATTCTTAATTTACGATTGTCTTTTTTATGCTCAGTAATATTGTTGAGTAGAATTTCTTTCATATTCTCTGCAAACTGGTCTAAGACCTTCTCAACATTGACACCTTCTGGTATCTCTTTGGTATCTATCAAATCATAGATATCTTGTATTAGTGTGTCTGTGCCCACGTGTCACCTACCTTATATTCACCATCCAGAGGACAGTTTAGTTGAAAATCTAGCCCTGCACGTTTGATACATTCAACTGCAAGACTACCGAATTGTTCTGCTTGTTCCTGTGCTACTTCACACTGAAATTCATCGTGAACATTGAGAACAAATTTAAAATTTATGTTATAAGCTTTAGCATACTTATTTAATAAGACTAATGCTTGCTTCATCACTATCGCACCAGCCGATTGTAGTAATACATTTAGTGCTGCGTGTTGTGACCTGATGTTTAATCTTCGTCCATCGAGACCCCTAATCCAACCCTTTGAGCTCTGCGAGTCAACTCGTCTTCGTAATGTTTTAAGTGCTGGCGTATTATCAAGGAATTTTGCTTTAAGTGCAGCACCTGCTTTCGCACTTCCTCCCACGATTGTTCCGATTTTGGTGTCTCCAGCTCCATATAGGAAGGCATAGATGAAAGTTTTTGCTGAATCTCTTGATTGAAGTCCTGCAGCCATTTGATTTGCTGTGTGAATATCTCCATTTAATATCTCCTCAGTATAAGTATTATCATTCATATAGTGTGCCAGCATCCTAAGTTCTAGACCGCTAGCATCAACACCTACTAGTTTCTTACCTTCAGGTACTATCCACAACTCTCTACATTCTTCGCCGTAAGGTGAATATATTGCTGGGACCTGAGCTAGATTAGGACTATTATGTGTCATCCTACCTGTTAAAGCCCCGCAGCTATTTACCTTTCCGTGTATCCTACCATCTTCTTTCATAGCTTCAATCCAAGACTGGACCATAGCAACTCTCTTTGTGATGGTAAGATACTCAACTATGAGTTTGACTTCAGGTATGTTCACATTCTCAAGCACTTTCTCATTCACTATCGGATTACCTTTATCAGTAAATTCCTGGGGTTCCCAGCCAAAGTTCTGCAAGTATCTAGCTATCTGCTGTCTACTCCCAAGATTGAACTCTGGATATTCTATGCAACCCCAAGTGCCATCCTCATAGTGAGCACCTCTATCTAACTGTTTTTGATAGGCCACTGTAGGTGTCCCATCTTTCTTGTATTTATTCTTTATATCAGTTAATTCTTTCCAGACAGGTAATGGAGTAAATACTTTTCTTACCTCTCTTTCTATCTCAGTAACCTTATCTTTCAATTCAGCTAATAATAGATGAGCTTTTCGTTCGTCGAATAAGACTCCAGTGTCTTCTTGCTCTTTAATTATTAATGCTACTTGATGTTCTAACTCTACTGATTGTTCAGTAAAATCTTCTAACTGCACTCCCAATCTAAAGAATAAATCTTTTAATACTCGTACATCTTGCTGACAATACTCTAACATCTCTTGATTGAACGCAGCCCAAGGATTAGAATCTTTACCGTGCTTCTCTAAGAAATCTTTTACATAGTCATCCTTGTAGTTACCTACCCTTTCACCCCAAGCCTTTAACGAATGACCTCCTTCCAAGGAAGGGTTAACCAATCTTGATAAGACAAGAGTGTCTCGAATAGGATAATCCCAACTGTAGCTACTAAGCTTACGCAGAACAGGAATATCAAAACCAATAATGTTGTGTCCAACAAGAAGTGAACACTTTTCTGTGTCCAACCATTTCTTAAAGTTTGCACTTGCATCCTCCCCGATAAAATTATACATTGTGTCGTCATTTGAAGTCATAGCACATATACAGTGTATTGTAGTAGCATCTAGACCATCAGTCTCTATATCAAAAAATACTGTACTCATTATATTTCCTTTAGTCTTCCAGTATCTTTATTATATAACAAATTACCAGCTTTACCAGTCAATCCTGCAAATCTATTTTTCATTACACGTAAAGTAGTAGTATTTCTTTCTTGTTCATCTTCAGCTTGTTGATTACGTTCTAAACCTATAACCATATCTGATAATTGAGCGATAGCTGATGAACCTCTCAATTCTGACAATGACACCTGCCCACCTTCTTCGTGAGATTTACCTACTGGTCTCTTTAAGTGTGAGACAACAAACAGACCTATACCAGTCTCTTGTACTAGCTTACGTAGTTTAGTCATTATAGAATCGATAGCTTTACGTTCGTCGGCAAAACCTTCTTGGTCAGATACAACTATTGATAGGTGGTCCAATATGACCCACTTACAATCCATACCTTTAGTCATAGCTCTGATTCTATTTATTAAGCTATCCTCCGCTATGCTGCCGAAGTGGTCAAACATAAATAGACGCTTAGCATATTGCCCTACTGCCTTGTACCACATCTTATGTGTCTCTTCTTTCGAGAACTTATTCTTATAAGGTGGTAAGTGCAATGGAAGACTATGTTCGATAGACATAATGCCTAGTGTAGACATCTCGATAGATTCTTCTAGATGTAAGATACCGATATTATCTTCAGTATTATTGATTAGATAATGCTCTAACTCTTTAACTACGCTCGTCTTACCCATACCAGTACCACTCGTAAGTGTGACTAATTCTTTAGGTCTAAAACCGTACGTTAATTCATTGAGTGCTAGCCAAGGATATGGCATAGATTGAACATTCTCTTGAGCTTCTAAGTAAGCCCACGTATCTCCCGCTGAAATAATTCCTTCTGGAGTATATGGCTTAGCATTCCACCAAGACTCCAAGAATTCCTTACTATTTCCAGACATAAGTAATTCACTTGCATCCTTCATAGTCAGCGTACAGATACGTAGCTTGTTAGGAGATATTATGTCTCTGACCTTCTTTATTGCCTCTTGGCCCGCTTCGTCTTGGTCAAAGCAAAGTACGACATACTCAAAAGATTCTATAAATTCTAGATTCTCTTTGATGTCTTTAGCAGCAGACTGTGCTCCATTCTTAAGTGAGACGTGAGCCCACTTACCATCGAACATTTCTGCTATAGACAAAGCGTCTAATTCGCCTTCAGTGATAGTTAAATATTTACTACCACCATCTTTAAATATATTCTGTCCAAATAATCCTGCTCCTCTATTCGTTCCGCTGATAGCGAAATCTTTAGTTGCTACTTTTCTTTCTTTGTAGCCTAGCAGGTCTCCTGTCTTTGCATCGTAGTAAGGATAATAGTGTTTATCAATCTTACCATCGGTGCCTTTAGTGACTCTGACTCCATACTTAGTCGCAATCTTTCTCGATATGCAGCGTTCTGGGATGTCACTGATAAAACCCCTAACTTCCAATTCTGTTTCCTCCTCGTAGTTATCGTTAATGTTATCTGTAGCTGGCTGAAGATGGCCACAACCGAAACACCAGCCGTGACCATCTGAGTAGCGTGACAGATTATCTTTTGAGCCGCACGCTGGGCACGGCTCGTGATGTAAGAAATCTGACATCTGACTAGATTATCTATTAAGAAAATCTGCCAACTCTTCATTAGCACCCTTGAAACCAGGAGTGTAATTATCTTCTAGCTTAATAGCTGTTAGATACGTAGCAACTCCGTGAGTAGGATGTTCTTTACCTGCCTTCCATAAGACCTCAACCTGAGAGCCTGCACCGAAGTCAGTTCCTACGACATTGCCGCTGTTGGTTTGAATCATATCGTCATTGAGCTTGTACTGAGTAGAGAACTTACGAATCTTAATGTCCTTACCAGTCTCAGAATCTTTGACGGTCCTTACTTTTACACCTGCTTCTTCTAATTTCTTAGCTTCTGCATCATTTAGTGCAATCGTTAGTGTGTACTTACCAGTATCCTCACCATTGAACTTCTCAGTTGAGTCAAGATATACGTACTTAGCTTCACCTTTTGTAATCATTTTGTTTTCCTTACTAAAATAGACATTGCAAAAAAGAGGGCCAATGTCCGACGCCCTATCTTAAGTTAAACCTAAGATATAACTACTACGGCTATATCGTTAGGTAAATAACTTAAGTATATCTTAAGAGATTGTATCACAATTCTCATCGTTTGTGTAACTATTTTCTTCTCTGAAAGATTCTTCTTCTTCCATCTTAGATATAGTCTTACTTCTAGACATATTCAGACAGTAGGTACAAGTGTCTAAATATTGTTTAGTCACTGGGTCCTTCTTAACTGCTTCATATTCGTTCAACAGTTGGTCACAAACCTTGCACTTCATCGTTTCTTCCCCCAGTTATCTTATTGATTTTATGGATTACAGCTATTAAGTCAGCTTTGTCTCTCTTAATTTCCCACTCTAAGAAATCTCTTTCTTCCACTAACTTACCTAACTCAGTAGTTTCGTAGCAGCCCTGGTTGTCATCATAACATAGAAGACCATCGTTCTCCATATCCATAACTTTATTTTTCATTTGTCCCATTATATTTCTCCTTATTAGTTGGACCAAGAATATTCATCAGAATCGATTACGACAGGTTCGTTAGTACCTATCTCAATGTAATGTCTTTCTAATGGTTGAAAAATCTGATATGCCTTAGTGATATCAGTAGTGTGTATTAAGACTTGACCGTCTTTGTTATATACAGTGTACGTGTTTAGTTCCATTTTATTTCTCCTGCTTTAAGTTTAACGTAGTGTCATTGTAGTAGTTTTTTATCTCGATGTCAATATCATCTGCAATCATATAGTAAGATGTAGCAATTTCTTTTGCTTGAGATTCAACTATTAGGTCCTGATGAACAGGTTGTCCATCGACTAAAACTTTCCAGAACTTATACGTCTGGTCGCCTTTGAAGGCCATATCGTGATATATACTCATTTTGTTTTCCTTGTGATTTAACTATTAGGTCAAAACATTATAGCTGAGATTCAACTATTAGGGCAAATTGTTTTTTTTGAGGTTTAACTATTAGGGTATATTAGAATTTCCTAATATAGATAAAAATTTTAAAAGTTGCAAAAATACAACAAATGTTGAAATAATACAACAGATGTTGCAGAAGTGATAAAATCTCAAGATCGTTTGTTGTAAAAATGCAACAAGTGTTTAATCTATGCAACAGCCATATAAAAATAAGCCCATACAGCGACGATAATTTTAGAGCTAGGCCAATACATCAAAAGAGAATAATCTCGCCTAGAATCGAAAATATAGAGCTTACAAAGCTAGATAAATAGACCTGAAAAGGCCGAAGGATAGCTACAAATTGCAGACATAAAAAAGCCCCGCCGAAGCGAGGCTCTAGGGCTTGATTCTAGCCCGTTAAAGGTCGAATATAGCGAACAATATAAACACTATAAAAAAGACGGCTAATAAAAGCATATTGAAGCCCTCCGCTAGTGTTTAAAGTAGACCACGTTTTCGATAGTCGAGTCCCAACATTTTCGACACGTTCCACACTCGCCGTTATTCTCGAAAGCTCGACACGTTGCGAGGTGCTTCGAGGTGGTGACGGTCGACGTATTCGGGAAGCTCGGCGGGTTCC